TATTATTAATCATACATATCATCGATAAAAAGATCTTTATTTTTCATACTAATATGCTTTGTGATACAAGCATTCATTTCATTCCTTAATTGTTCTATTGTTCTATGTGTATAGAATTTTTCTGTAACATCATCTATTTCATGTCCCACAATCAATTTCAGAATGTACTGATCCATTTTATTAGACTTTCCAATCGTAATAAATGTATGACGACATTCGTGCGGGGTATGTGTCATTTTATTTCTTTCCATTACTTTATTAAATCTACCCCTATATTTATCATAGGTCATTTCCATTCCAGTTTGACTTGTTTCATCATTGAACAAATATTCAGAATGAAGTTTCATTGCTTCATCATACCTTTTTCTAATAAGTGGTTCTATTAGCGGATGTATTGGAACAATTCTATTTCTTCCTGCATCTGATTTTAAACCACCAGACATAATTCCTTTTTCAAGATCAATATCTGCTACTTGTAATATTGCTAATTCTTGCGGTCTCCACCCTGAATATATCTGAATCAATACCATATCCGTAAATCCAAATTCAATATTATCCCATAAAATATCAATTTCTTCATTTGAAAACGGTATTTTAAGTCTTTTATTCTTTTCTTTTTCCTCTAGTATTTCAGCATCAATCTTATAATTTCTCGCATAGTTTGTAAAAACCACCTCATGCGCCATTGCATAATCAAACATCAGATTGAACATAGATTTCATTCTGGATTTCGTTCCGGCTGAAGCCATTCTCTTCTTTCCTTTATCTTTTCCCTTATCTTGAATAATATATCCATCATCCATACAACCAGACAAATGATATACCCGAATATCCTTCATTCTCATATTATACAAAGAAGAACAATACTTATATGCGGCTTTTACGGTTCTAATAGCAGCTGGAGTGATTTTTTTAAAATATTCTTCCGTCCATTTTTCATAACATTCAGCAAACGTAATCTTGTCAGCATCTAAATCATACGGGTTCTCATTATATGCAGCAAGCGCCTGTAACGCTCTTTGTTTTGTTTCATAATATCCAAGCGTCTTATACTTTTGAACTTGTTTATCTTCCACCAGATCATAAACAAATCCGTCTGTAATTCTAGCCCTCCATGGTTTTCGCCTTTTTCCTTTCAATTTGTGCACACTGCCGTATCCATTAGGTAATTTCATCGTAATCCATCCTTCCGCTTTTCAAATGAAAACTACTGTCCATTTGTGTATTATTTGTGTATTACGCATTGTGTATTACCTGTGTATTACGTGTGTATTATATACAAAAATTGAGGGCTTGTCAAAACGAACCAAGCCCTCAAAAAGTCAGTATTTATGCGGTTTTCTTAGAACTTACCAGCCTTAGCAGCTTCCTCTACGGAAACAGTAATGCACGTATTTATCGCATCCGCTGGCGTTTTTGTTACCTGTATGTTTCCTATTCATCAATTTTTATACCTATTTAGCACTTCTCACGGCTTATTTAGCATTCCTCTCCGGCATACACGAAACCTGTCTCTTCCCAAAACTTCATCGGGGAAATGTAGTAATCGTACTGGCTGCTCCCTTCCTTTTTGAAAGCAACTCCGAATTTCAGAAATCCAAGGATAATGCCCTGGCGTATAAACTGCTGGTCTTTTTTCATTACTCTTGCCGCTACTGCCACCGGTACATTTTCGCCAGTGAACTCCGGTACTTCTAAATATACTTTACTCTTATCCATTTGTCAACTAACTCCTTTCTTTCTGTGCTGCAGTCAGAGCGTTCACAATATCCTCTGCCTTCTTTGGTCCGATGCCCTTCACGCCCAGGATAACTTCTCTCACTTCATCTTCGGTCAAGCCTTCTGCATCTTTCATGCCGTCCGCATGGCCTGCCTTGTATAAATTCTTGCAGAACGCATCCATCTGCTGATGATCCATTCTCTTAACGTCCTTATATGTCTTTCTGTTCAATGTGTACTGCTTCATCCTTCGCCCTCCTATACAAACGGTAACTCGCTGTCGTCTCCGGCTGCCATAAATCCATCATTCTCCGGCTGTGGTGCCGGTGCTGGCTGAGTGTTATAGTCTCCTGTGTTGCTGCTCTCTGTGTTTTTGCTCTCGGCAAACTCCTGGTCCTCCGCAACAATGTCGGTCGTATATACTCGCTGACCGTCCTTGTTGGTGTAGCTGCCGGTCTGTATTCTTCCGGTCAGTACAATCTTCGTTCCCTTATGCAAATATCTCTCAGCAAATTCAGCCGCCTTGCCAAACGCAACGCACGCAATGAAATCTGCTGAGTTCTCCTGGTTTCTTCCTCTTCTATCTACTGCCAGGGTGTAGCGAGCTACTGCTGTAGACTGCTCTCCCTGGGAATATCTAACCTCCGGATCGCGTGTAAGGCGACCCATTAAAATTACCTTGTTCATCTACTCTGTCTCCTCTCTTTGCGCAACCAGCTGACCTTTAACATTGTAATCATATCCCAAAACTTCTGTGCCATTGATATAATCGCAAAATGCCTGGCACTCTTCCTTCGTTGTGAAGAATACTTTTCTCAATTCTTCTGTCTCTATATCTTTGAAATCCTTATTGTGATCCACTACTACCTTCGCATATTCAGCGCGGGGACCTCCAACAAAATACTCTTCTCCTCTGTCTCCTTTTGCCATGTACCACGCCATGAACTCTCTGTTTCTCTCGCTTAATTCGTATAGCACATTCTCTTTTGGGTAATACACCTTCTTATTCACTCTGCAGCTGCACTCATCGTCCACGGTTTTCCCGGACGGCAATACTACCTGGATTCTTCTGTTTTTATCGCACTTATCGCATTTCTTTTTATACCGATAGTCCCAGCTTACCGCCCAAAGAGTAACCTTGAAATGTTCCATTAACTCTTTCAACCTGGCTTGCTTGGCTTTGCTTTCTACATTCCGTATCGCCCTGTCGCACTCGTCTTTCTTTCTCTCAAAGTCTTTCTTCACCGACTCGAAGTTTCTCTTAATACCCTGCAGTTCCTTATTCTCTTTGCGCAGTTTCTCGATTTCATCGTTGATTTCCTTTTTTACCGATTCTCTAAGCTCATTCTTTAACTCTTCGATTTTCTCGTCAAATTCGCCTGGCTCAAAATAATCTCCATCATCCCAGCAACACATGATTTCTTACCTCCTCCACTTTTTCTATTTTCAGCACATAATATAATGCATCGGGTTCCGCACCCCACTCCGGATTACCTTTTCCAAAATGCAGGGTGCATTTGCAAACGACTTCCGGCGAGTCCTTCGAGTATCCATTTCTGAATACTACAGGTACCGGCCACGGCTTCCGGATTTCTTCCGTTACCGCCTCTCCATATACCATCTGTCCGCCAACCAGGAGAAAACCGAACGCATTCATAAACCGGCTGTCGTAATACGGCTTGATTTCTCTGTATTCCTCTTTCTTTTCTCCGGAGACGATCATATCAAACCACTTCTTTTTTATTGGCAGCGTCAACATCGCCCTCCACCTTCCTTCTCTTTTAGATATTTTTCGCATTTTCGGTATATTTCCGGATCAAATTCTTTTCGTTCATGCTCGTAGGAACTGTACTCTGCCGGACTGCATCCAGCGATCTGCGACATTTTCATCATTGTTATTTTGGCATCTTTCCTCAGCGCTGCGATATAGCCTGCATACATTCCCTTCTGACTGTTCAAGTTCTGAATCTTAATTCTTTCCTTGACTGCCTCTGACTCTGTAAATCTCTTCACTTGATAAACCTCGCACTGCTCATTTTTGCAATCAAACAGGCATCCATGCCTGCCCCTTGGTCCGTCAAAGAATCCTGCCACATATTTCGTGGGTTCTTTGCAGGTATTGCATTTTGCATTCACCACCATACGTCAATCCTCCCTTGGTTTATCCAGTAAGTCCGTATGTTTCAATAAGCACTTCTTACATCCATTCTCTCTGAAGCCGTGCTGGCATTTAACTTCAACCGGAATCGGGCAGAAATGGCACTCTTTGATGATATATTCTGCCAGCTCGCTTTCTCTCTTCCTTCCGGCAATAATTTTGGCATTCGCCGAGTCAAGTCTGTTATCTACGTGGCCGATAAAATCAGCCATCATTCTCATGGTTTCCTTGCAAAACTCTTCGTTGATTTTATATTCTTCCGGCGTGAAGTCATGCAGGAACAGGTCTATCCTTCTCTTTAATTCGTTTTTGTTTTTAATATCCATCGCTCAACACCTTCTTTCTATCTCGTGCTGCAGACCGGAACATCATCAACAGCATTTCCGATACCGGCCTGCTTCTATCTTTTCTCTTTGCCTTCTTGATTGCTTTGAGGTCGTACCACTCGCCCCGGTAGTTCATTCCATCCGGAACATACACGCCTACCTGGTATGGAATTTCTTTCTTGATCTGCTCGTACACTTCCTCCGGCATCACATAGTAATTGTAGTCTCCCAGGAAGTTGTGACCGTTCTTCGAGCGAAAATCCTCTACTGAGGACTTAACCTCGTAGCAGTAGAAGTCTCCCTTCTCTATACCGGACACAGTATTGTTCACCGGCTTGAATTTCATAAAATCCACCCGCACTGCATTCGTGGTGGCGTAGTCGAAAGTCACTTCCCTGGCCCAGTAAATTCTCGGGTCATTGTTCGGGCAGATGTGCCGTTGGATTGAGAGCGACAACATCGCCGTGATCTCCGGTCTTTTATTCTTTTCCATCCTAACACGGTCCTCCTTCCGCTCCATGAAATGCTCCAGCCGGGTACATCCATCGTCCCTTCACATACACATCATCGATTGTAAATTCTCCGGTAATCAAACTCCTCAACGCCTCGAAATCTCCGTGATATACACATGACTCCGCATCTCCGACGAATGTTTCTAAGTCGCATTTGTTATCCAGTGTGAAGCCAAGTATCTCTTCATCTCTCTTCAATGCCTCAAACTCTTCCGGATATATCTCCTTTATTCCTGCAAACAATTTCGGGGTAGAGAATATGCACATCGCACAACTGCATCTATTCCATCCCGCTCTGTAGCAAGGATGCGGATTGACTTTGTGCCTCTTTAGAACTTCCCATATGTCTCTTTCCGAATAGTCAATCACCGGCCGCCATTGATGCACTATTCTATGTGCTTTTGCCGGTGCATTCGTTCTATGGATTTCAATTTCGTTGTACTTTGAACGCCCTTTTGACTCGCCTCGTCGTTCTCCGGAAACAACTAAAATCTTTACATTTTCCTTTGTCTGTTCCAAATTTGATGTTACACTGTCCTGGACTGCCGCCTTTAGATTTCCGCTACACCAACGTCCCTGGTGGGTACCGCCTTTTGCTGGAAATTTATGTCTCTTCCCTCCAAGCTGTTCTAACTCCTGCAGTCGGCTGAGATTTGACATCACCGTGTCTGCGACCATAATTTTCAAATATGCGCTGCACCATCTCCTGCTCAAATCTCCTGTTTTTGCAGGAAATTTCATTCTATACCCCAGCTTTTTCAGTTCTGCTTCCATATCTTCCGTGGCTTTTTCTTTAATTTCCTGGCATTGTAGATAATTTCTCGACAATCGACACTGCCTCACTTCTCCGGTGTCCGGATCAAGCCATTCAACCGGTTCGCTTGCACCGATTCTATACAGTTCCCCGAAAAATCCATTAACCCTCCACGAAAGTCTCAGCTTTACTCCTTCCGCTTCTGCAAATGCTCTCACATAATTCTGTGTACATTTCCAATCCATTCTTCTCTCCGGGTTGCCACCGTCAATGTCATGGTGCCAAAACTCCATCCGTTCTTTTGGTACTCCGAGTTCCAGCAGTTTGTAATAGCAAGCTATGCTATCTTTTCCTCCGGAAAGAAGTATTGCAACCAGGTCGTACTCCTCAATTGGTAACAGTTCCGGCAGGAAAATCTTCTCAAAATGGGAAGAGTCTCTCCTGCCTTCAACTCTAGGAATTATCCTTTTGCCGGTACCATATATCGGTATATCCGGCTCTCCGTACATAAGCGGCGTGTCTTTGGTGCAATCGGCGTCTTTTATAAATCCCTCGCATTCCTGCATCACTAACACTCCTTCTTTACATACAAATCACTGATTCCTTCGACCACGCTTTTCTCTTCATCGTTAGGGAACTGGAAGCCATACTGTTCCAGGACTTTATACAGCGCCTTTACGCGCTCACCGCCTATTGTGTCGTATGTGTAATGCCAATTATCTACAAGATCCTCTTCTCCAGCCATTGCCGATACCATGCAGAGCAGTTTGTGTAAAACACTTAACCCTTCCATCTTCTTTTCGGCTGCTTCCAATTCTTCCTTCGGAGCGTTGTAAACCTCACATCCCACAAAGAATTTCTTTAATGTGTTATGGCCGGTATACGTCTCGTAGCTCATCATCTGTTCAAAAAGGTCCGCTTCGACTTTCTTCTCATCTGTGATTTTGTTAATCCTTCCGGATAAAATACCTTCAATGAATGCTTTTCTTGTGCTGGTTGCTTCTTTCAGAATAGCCTTGATCTGTTTCTTATTACGCTTATTCTGCCTTGCCTTTTCCTCTTCCGGTGTAAGTACCTTCTTTTCCTTTTTCGCTTTGCGAACCACATATAAAGTTCCGTATCGTTCCAGGTAAAACATCGGTTCGCCGTTGTCCTTGAACTTCATTGTCTTAGGCGGCTCCTTGTCCAGGCTGTAACTTTCCATACGTTCCCACTTATCTGTGTAAAATTCGCTGTCTGCCTCCTTCGGTGCTTTCTTCAATCCCAGCTTCTTCATCATCGCCACATAGAGCTTCATATTCTCCTGGCGTTTCTGCTCCTTCTGAGCATTGATTGCACGCCTTGCCAGGTCTCGGGAATCCGTGGACTCCTTCAAAATCTTATTCCTTGTCTTGATGTCCTTAATCTTTTCCAACTCGTACATATCCGTAAGTGTCAGCTGGTAGCCGTCCTGTCGTTCCTTCTCCATCAATGTCTTGGAGTCCAGCTTCGCAATGTTCAAACGGTGTCTAATGGTTTTCTTGCTGAAACCAGTCTTTTCTGCGATCGTGTCCTCTGTCTCTCCGAGGTCGAGCATCATCTGAAATCCTTGCGCCTGCTCCCAAATTGTCAAATCGCCACGCTGCATATTTTCTTCCAGCATCGTCGATACCTGCTCTTTATGAGTCATTCCCTCCACAATTCTGCAGGGTGCCTCTGCCGCTCCTGCCAGCTTTGCTGCCGCGCATCTTCTGTGACCGATGATTGCAGTGTACTCTCCCGGCTCTCCTTCCTTCGGAATGACCGTCAAGTTCTGCAGGATTCCATTCTTTTTGATGGATTCTGCCAGCTCAGTCAAATCTCCCAGGTCTTTTCTCGGGTTGTCCGGATGTGGATGTATATGCTCCAATCCAATATTTACAATGTCTTTAGCTTCCATGTCTTATCCTCCTAAACGCGTATTATTCAATCACTAAATTTCGTATTTGCGAGTCTCCTGGGTAAAAAATTTACCCCGCTTCTTTTTGAAGCAATTTCAGCAGCGGATGCCACGGTCTTGTACCACGGATGCATCCGATGATTTTCTTCAAGTCACACTCAGACTTCTCAATCTTGACGTACCCCTTATACTTGCCTGCGTTTCGCTCATTTACCGGTCTGTCGTGAAATCCGTCCGTAATCATAAATCTGTCCGGGCGTTCCTCATTCTCATTGAATGCCACGTAATGCTTGTTGCCGTGAGCGTAATACCCAACGATAACCATATTGCCTACCTCCCTTCGTATCTGTCGTGAATTGCTATCGGGTAGCTGATCCCTGTAATCTCCTTAAATCTGCTGTCTGATGTATAGAGAAAATTGCCGCCCATCATGTACCAACGCTTTCTGCGGTATGCAGGCTTGCAGTCAACGTACTCTTTACCCATAACCTCTCGTTTCTCTATGTACACGCACTGTCTGATGTCCTCCGGCTCAAAAGGTCCTTTCTGCGCTGCCAGGACGTATAACTCTCTTTGGTATGAAGATATTCCGTCATTGGTACAATCGCCTAACGGGTTTCTATACACTTCTGCCGTCAAGCAACTTTCAACCTCGTAGTTGGATCGCATCCAATCCAGGACTTCGTCCTTGTGCTTGCACCCGCTCCATATCTCGCCCATAAATACCAGCTCATTATCAAATTTCTGCACCACATATACATCGTCGCCTGCCTGCTTTACCGCCTGCAGCTGAATGTATTCCTTAGTCTCCGGGTCGAATGCCACTTTCTTCTCGCAGTTCTCGGCCTTCATAAACCCTCTGACCTTATGAGTGCCAATGAACTGATCCAGCTTCTTCTCTGCATATCCTTCCGGAATATCCTCTTCATTTACCGCCACGTCTCCGTGTTCCTGGACTCCGTATTTATTGGAAATCTCGCACCAGGTACCTTCCAGGTTCAGTACAAATCCTTCTTTCTCAATTCTCATTTTCCTGTGCCTCCTTTTCTGCTTTGATTGCCGCTATCTTCACATAGTCCGGAATGTGAAAACCATTGATGATGTTCACTGCCTGCAGTTCCGTTAAATCGCACCTGGCCTGCAGTTCTTTCCGCAATTCTCTTCTTTTGCCAATGTCCTGCAATCCGTTTGCCGGCAGAAGCATTGCTCTCTTTCTGTACTCATCCGCTATCTCTCGTGTCAGAGTTTCCACTAACTCACCCTCTCCACGTAGTCCACGCAATTCTGTGGAATCTTCTCGTCCTTACAGAGCCCCTCCCAGCATTCCTGCAGGTCTTTTAAGTTCTGAGCGTCGAACTGTGTCTCGTCTCCGTCATTAAAACCGATATTGTAGACACCGCCACCCGAAGTAACGACTCCTGTCGCCGCTTTTGCTAATGTCATTTCTGCCCCGCTCCTTTCTTTAATGCACAGAGCGTACACGCCGCTCCATCTAACTTACTTTTTTCAATTACTCCGGCATCCTCGGGTCTCTTCCAACAAGGATCGCCGCATACCGGACAGTTGACTTTCTCCCATCCAGGTTTTCCTTCCGGACAGTTTTCTAACCGTGGCATACACAACCACCCGCCTCTATCGCTTGGTTTTCTCGGTTCTATCTTCATGCCTTTGCCTCCATTTCCTCTAAATCACGGATCACGCTTCTTACAGCCGATTTTCCGTTTGCGTTGAGATGCCTCTGCCACGCTCCAACGTAAGGCGCCCATCTGAACCCATTATGTTTTAACACGTCTCTTACTTCCGGCTCAGGCTTGCCCTCAAAGAATAACTGAACTCTCATTGCATCCGTATCTTCCTTGACCTTGAAAAACTTATTCTCGCTTTCCTGGGTTCCTTTGGACTTCGTTTCCTGCAGGCTCTTAATTCTCCCTTCCAGTCTGCGGATGTTGGCGTTGTTGTTCGTCAGCGCATAGTCCGGGAAGCCAAGTCTGCCACAAAAATCCGGAGTTCTAAGGTCCTTGATCTGCTCGTCTGTGTAGCCCATATTTCGGAGAAGTTCGTCTCCTTTCTTCGTGTCCTTTAATCTGATTGCCTTATTGGCTTCCTTCATCTGCTCCTGGGTTTCTCTTAACTCGTCCACTTTCTCCTGCAGCTTTTCGATTGCATTCTCGTCGCTCGACTTGATAACATCCTTGCCATAGAAGATGCTCTCAATCTTATGTAGGATTCCTTCCACCTGCTTGTAGTCCTCGTGGTTCTTATCCCAAGCTGCGACCTGCTTTTCTTTCTTCTTTACCGGGAAATTGCCTGCTCCGGAAATCATCACGGACGGACACATCATGCCAATCTGAATATCCTTGTTGATGTTCTGAGCCAATCGTCTTGAATATCTCTCACAGAGTTTCGTAACCCTCTCTTCCTCAGAAGGTCTTGCCTGGATCACCTTCTCACCCAGTTCATACGCTTTGTCAACCTGCGCCTTATACCTCGCCGTCTTGCTTCCTTCCTTGTAATCGCTGAACGACATCATGCTATGAGACGTCTTGGCCGCACTCTCGTTGATGCTGAAATACACTCTTTCCATTACGCCACCTCCAAATATTCGCCGATTTTCTCGACATTCAGTTTCACTACCGGGTATGTGCAGTAACCGCTTCTTACTGTTCTGCCGGTATTCTCGCCTAAATCATTGCTCTCAACAAATTCAACCGCCCAAGGGCAATTATTCGTATCAAGCACCACTTCGTCCTCCGCCAGCATACTTCCAGTAATACATACCGTGATACGTGCTATAGGTCCGTCCTCTTCGTTCCAAATCTCGATTGCTCTACTGTTGTCTGCCTGGTATTTTGCCACCTGCAGGAAGCAGTTCTTGTAAACCGCCCACTCTGTCCTAACCTCTAATAATGCCATATTACTTCGCCTCCTTTCCTGTGATGATATCGAATGCCTCTTTGAGGATTGCCAGTTTTCTTTCTGCCTCAGTCGCTCTCTTGAGTAATTCCTCAATTTCTCCCGCAGCCTTATTTCTCATCAATCCCATCTGAGCATTCATGCTATTAAGAGCCAGTCCATCATCTGAAATCTGCTTTTTAAGTTCATTAATCTTGGTGCAATACTGAGCATCCATTCTGTCGTAGTCATTCTTCTCTTTTACAAGTTCTGCCTCGAGTTCCTCGATTCTTCTCGCACGGAGTCTCATCAGTCTCTGAATGCCACCTTGCTTTTTCCATGTCTTGCAGAACTCGTCTTTGTCGATGTCGCATCCCATGTACTCTGCTTCGATTTCTCTGTATTCTGCCTCGGTCGGCTCAAACCCTGTTCTCTCGATAAACTCTGATTTCATCATATCCGTTACCCTCCTACGCCATCTCTAAAATTCTCTCTACGTCTGATCTTCTCTGACGCATCATCAACATTGCTGTCACTTTGTCAATCTGGCCGGAAGTGAGACTTACGATAAAATCTGCCACTTGGTTGTGCATCTTGTACACTTCCTGGTACAATCTGTCTGCCTCTGCCTCGTAGCTGTCTGACTTTTTCATATCCAGGTGTTCTTCTTCCATCCAATACTCTGACTGGTTCTCAGCTTCTTCCATTTCGGCCTCTAAAACTCTTAACTTCTTCAATACTTCCTTCATACAAATACGCTCCTTTCAAATTTGCGAACTGTGTTTCACGTGAAACACTCATTTGCGAGTTGTTTGGGTAAAAAAATTTCTATGCTGCCTCTCTAATGTCGATCAGTTTGTCTATCCCTGTGTAAACACAGTCGCCAGTTGTGAATACCAAGCCATCCCATCTTACGTACTTAACTGTCTCTACCTTGTTGCCTGCTTCGTAAGGTGTGTGCCACTCTACAACCACCGTCTTTCCGTCCGCAAGCATCTTTTCTATCTTCTCAACATCTGCCATTCTAAAAACCCTCATACCGACTACCTCCATCGCTTTAAGTATTGTTTGATTATGTATATATTATACTTCGCAACTGCGTATTTGTCAATATGTTTACTTCTAATTTGCGTATTTTATCAAAGTTTTTTTACAACAATCTCGTAACCGAGAGCCGCCACCATCTTTGAGAAGCTATCGTATCTCATGCTCTTAGCGTTTCGATTGAGAGACTGGCTGATGTTCTGTCTCGTAATTCCCATTCTGTCTGCTAAATCCTGCTGGGTCATTTTCTCTTCGTCCAGGATGCAGCGGATCGTCTCCTCTGCATTCGCCGCTTTAATCTCCATCTATTTTCTCCTTTTCTTCTGTCTGACTGTTACTCTTGCCTTTGCGACCAGTACACCGGTCTTTGTTCTTTCCGGATCAGTGAACCTTAACCGACTTCTGTTCATTTCCAGGTTTTCTTCATTGTCTATCAGTACCAGGTTCTCTATGTTGCAGTTGTCCTTGTTTCCGTCCAGGAACGATACCATCTTACCTTCGGGAACTGGTCCGTTATGTTCTTCCCATACCGCCCTATGAACAAACTCGAACCTCTCCCGTTGTGGACCGGTTTCTTTAACCTTCCGGATAAGATAGCCGTCTGTCGTATGTGTGTACTCGCCTACTTCCATGTGGTTTGCCGGGACATCGCCTTTCTTAAACATCGTCGCCCTGCACTTCTCGTATTGCTCTTGGCTCATTGGTTTTCCCTTGTTGGCTGGAACGTGTCCTTTTTCAAACCTGCAGTCAACGCCACTGATGATGTCGTGGTTCTTCTTGTATGCCTTGCACTGCTTCTCGCTGAACTCTATTCCAAAATGTGCTGACACCAGTTCTGCAATCTCCTTCGTCTTTCTCCCTGTCGCAATGCTCCGAATGTAGCTTTCCATTCCTTCCGGATATTTTAGTGAGTACCCTTTTGGAACCCCGCCGGTAGTGCCGCTCTTTATGCCATACCGGTTCTTCGCGCCTTTTATCGCCGCATCGGAAAATACCATTTCGTACTTCTTATCGAACCCCTGTTGATTTATCAGCTCTGTAACCTGTTTCGTGGTTCTGCCCGGAACATTCTCACGCAGCCAGGCGATCACTTCTTCGGGCCAGCCTCTCATTTATGGTTCGCCCCCCCCCCCGCATGAACTTCGAGCATTTCCGGAACTGCTTTCTGTCTTTCGTACCCATACTCGTCCATGTGCTTCATTGCTTTGTACTGCAACTCTCCATTTTTGATGATCTGCTCGCTGATGTCGCATATAGCGTCGGTTCTCTTTAACTCGCTTTCCAGCTCTTCTCCTGTCAGATCATCGTCCC